CTTCTCAAATTGTATCAAATCTTTAAATAAAAAAGGGGTGTAAAAAGCCCCTTATTTTTCAACTTAAAAAATATATAAAAAATGGCGTGTACTATATTGAACACAATGAACTTAGATTGCATGAGTGCCTTAGGTGGCGTGAATAGTATCTTTGTTTATGCAGAAGGCGGTCTTTATGACATCCAAACAGTTACGGCGGGTGAAGTTACTTTGGCAAGCGGTGCGGGTACTTTTTATCAATATCGTTTTGGAAAAGATACTGCAAAGTTAACAGAAACAGCGACGATTTCAAACGCAAACGGAACGGTATTCTATACAACTGAATTGAGTGTTAACATTTCAAAAAGAGACGTTGCTAAAAGAAACGAATTTTTATTGTTAGCAAAGAATCGTGAGATTCGTGTAATTGCTTTAGATAACATGGGACAATATTGGTTGTTAGGTAATACTAGAGGTGCTAACTTATCAACAATGGTAGGCGAAGGCGGTCAAGCAATCGGAGACATGAACGGATATACTTTCACATTCCAATCAATGGAAGCGGAACCAATGCCAGCATTAAGCTCAGCAAGTGCTACGGCAATAAGTGCAATTGCACCGAATTCAAGTGCAGCGGTTGGTGGGTTTACATTTGAAACTGCCCTTTAATTAATTAACCTTTTAAAAATACAAGCGGTGCGAGGAATCGTACCGCTTTTTTTATCTATGATAAATCTAGTAACAGGCGCAAACACATTTTTAATTTACGGCGATTTCACACAAAACATGAACAACTATGTAATACTTTTATTTAATGGATTTGATAGACTTAGTTACAGTTGTAGATTACAATATACTACAAGTAATTCAAGATTTACAGAGTTTAGTTTTTTTGTGAATGATAATATTATTGGCAATTTTCATTTAAACGATTTACCTTTTGGTAATTATGATTATGAAATAAATAATAGTGTGGGTGTAACATTTAATCGAGGGCAAGCGTTTCTAGCTGGCGATACAGAAGTACGAAAAATAGAATATATATCAGATAACGAAAAAAGCGAAAGCGTAATTTATGTAAGCTAATGAGACCAATAATAGACACATTAAAAGAGCCAGTTAATATTTTAAATGCTACAACTTTTGGAGTTAGTTTAACATCTTTACCTGAGCAATTAAAATCAGTTTTTTACATAATTTCAATTATGGCTTCAATATTGGTTTCTGTAAAGTATATTTACGAAATTATTTCATTGCGAAAAAACGCTAAAAAAGATATTTAATATATATGAACAAGTTTAGTTTCAATTCATTAACTCAAATACAAATAAATTTACCTACATTCTCGGAGCGTAGCTCAAAGAAATGGATTTCATTTGGCGAAGATAATTTATACCCACAATTTATAGCGGGTTTATTTTTGCGTTCAGCGATTAATAGAACAGCTATTCAATCCAAGATTGATGCTACTATTGGTAACGGATTAAAGACGAAAGATGAGGCTTTAAATTACGTTTTAGTGCGTGCTAATCCGATTAATTCATGGAACGATGTTTTTGAAAAATGCGCACAGGATTACATTACTTTTGGTGGGTATGCTTTAAATATAATTTGGTCAAATGATGGTAATACAATAAGCGAAATTTATCATTTAGATTTCACGAAGGTACGAAGTGGTAAGATTGAAGCGGGCGACGATGCACCAATGGAGTATTTTTATTCAACAAATTGGGAGAATTCAAACAAATATAAGCCTACACAATACGCAACTTACAACCCTAGTTTGTCATTAGAATGTCCTTCGCAAATTCTTTATGCGTTCGATTACGAGCCAGGGAATATATACTATCCATTACCAACGTATGCGGGTTCAATAAATGATATTCAAATTGATATTGAGGTAAGTAAATTTCATATCTCAAATCTTGCTAATAGTTTGAATCCATCTTTGTTTATTTCGCTTAACAATGGAATACCAGCACCCGAGGAACGCAAAGAGATTTACGATGAATTAACAATGGCTTATCGTGGTACGGAGAACGCTGGTAAAGCCTTCGTTGCATTTAGTCAAGATAAAGAACATGCGCCCGAAGTAACGCCGATTTCAAGTACCAATGATAGTTATTACACGACTTTAGAAACTCGAATTACTACACGAATATTAACAGGGCATAGAATTACAAGTCCATTACTTTTGGGATTGTATAATGGTGGCGCTGGCTTTAGTTCAAACGCAGATGAATTGTCAGTGGCATACAATCATTTTATCGGTACATGTATTCGACCAATTCAAAAAAGTATGTTGAAAGTATTTAATAATCTACTTTTAAACAGTGGTTATCAAACTGAATTATTCATTACTCCGACTACTATTATAGAACCAACTAACCCCGTACAATAATGGCAATAACTAACGTACTTTTTGTTTCAGAAACAAAACTAAAATCATACACATCGATACATCAATCGGTAAGCCCTGACGATTTACAGCCTTTTATTTTACAAGCTCAAGATATATATTTACAGAATTATTTAGGTGCTACATTTTATCAAGAATTACAAACACAAATAACCAATAATACATTAACTATCCCTAACAAAAAGATACTAGATGACTTCATTGGTGCCATGCTTTGCAACTATGCTTTATACCATGCTTTACCTTTTTTAAAGTATAAAGTATTCAATAAATCAATCATGAACAACGACAGCGAAAGTGGTCAATCAATTGATTTGGAAGCGTTGAAGTTTTTACAAAATGAGGTCCGAAGCGTTGCTGAAAATTATACCAAAATGATGACGGTTTATTTACGCAATAATTTAACCGATTATCCATCGTATCAAAGTTTTGATTTCTTAGACGGAATAGTACCTGATAGAGGCACACCTTACTTCAGTGGTATTCAAACAAATTCAATTTTTAACTTGAATAGGAATAGACGCCGTGGGAGTTGCGAAGATAATATTTACCAATAATTAATTAATCAATAAAAAATAAAAAAAAATGATAATAGACAACGGAAAATTCATTATTACAAATGAAGTAATTGCAGACAAATATGACATTAGAATTCAAGGAGATTTTGGCGGATTGCCAGCTATTGTGCAAATTTCAAAAGCAGAAATAGGAGTGATTTTTATTGGCGGGTATCAATCTTTTAAATTCTTTTTAGATGGAGATAAAATGATTGCAGTTGACAATAATTTTTATGCAGAATTTTCTGCAAACAATACGGACGGATTTACAACTGCTCAAGATTTATTGCTACATTTAAAATCTCAAATTAACTAAAATATAAATTATGACAAAATTAATATTACAAGCTGGTCAAACATTAGATGTAGTACACTTTGGGAATGCTCAATTTTTTTGCGTAGTAGATGGTCAAACACCTTTAGCCACTACGATTTATCATGACAATGATATACTTACTAATGTAACCATTCAAAGATTAATTGTTGATAGTACAATGATTGTATCAATTGAAACAGATACAGCCTTAACAGATGAAAATGGTAATTTTTATGAGTGTGTAAAATTTGCAACTATCTTAACAGAAAATAATTTTAAACCCTTTATGTAATATGAAAGCAACTACTAAACAATGGTATCAATCCAAAACAATCATAATAAACATTATGGTAGGCATGACAATGATTATGGCATTATTGCCTACGTTATTCACGGATTTAAAAATAGATGAAAATTTAAGCCTTAGATTAAGCGTTATGGTTGGTTTTTTAACTAACATCATTAACATTGGTTTGAGATTTATTTCAACGGATAAAATTAAGACTAATGCCTAACTCAATCGTTAGCGCAAAGTTTGATTTGATGCGGTTAGCATTGCCAAAAGACAGCTTGTTTACGCTCGAAAATAATATCATTAAGGTAAAGCATAGCGACGTAAGTTTAAAGGCTGAAATTGAGGCTAAAATTAAGAATTTAACCGCATCAATTGGGTGTGAAATAACCGACAAATCAACAAGTGCAAAAATTAAGTTTGAAATCAAATTTTAATATTCTAAATTTGCCATAAATGAAGCCTAAAATCTTTAGTCAATTAGAACAGGAAAAGTATTTCGGTAAAGCCAATCCACAAGGTACTTACTTAGTAATGATTGATTTGCCTTATACTATGTACTACGATAAACAACCTGTAAACAAAATGCGATGCCATAAGAAGGTAGCTCAAGCGTTTAAAAATGTGTTCACTGAATTGTTAAGTACATACGGAGAGGCTAAATTAAACGAACTTGAAATAACTGATTTCGGTGGATGCTTTAATTATCGTTTAATGCGTGGATCACGGAGTAAGTTAAGCGCTCATTCGTGGGGTACTGCTATCGATTTGAATCCTAACAGAAACACTTTAAAAGAAACGAGTGCAACGGCACGCTTTGCAAGACCTGAATATAAGGCAATGATTGACATTTTTGAAAAGCATGGCTTTGCTAGTTTGGGTAGGTTAGAAAATCGAGATTTTATGCACTTTCAATACGGAATACCGATATAAGATTGTTTTTTTCATAATAAATTTAAAGTTTATGGCTTCACTTTTCTAAGTGAGGCTTTTTTTTTATTCAATAAAATCAATTCTTTCAGCAACTATATAGACAAAATTTATAGTACTATAAATAAATAAATGTAAAATATATTTGGTAGTACGGAAAGCGGGTGTATATTTGCACTATCAATAACAATTAAAAATAAATATTATGATTACATTAACACAACAAACAAGCGCACAAAACACATTGACTCAAACACATTACAACATGGTTACTATGAGTGAAGTTAAGAAGGTACATTTAGGTTGCCAATTAGAAAGACTAGAACTAGAGATGCAACAACCAGTTAAGGATTGGAATAAAATTGCATTCTTGAAAAATGACATTGCAAAAATAAAAAACTATATAAAAAATAATTAATGATATGGCAAATAATAATTACAATAGCAATTTACGAAAGTTTGCGTGGATTGTTGGAACGATTATGGTACTTTACAGTGCAATGGCTTTCGGATTTATAGCATCAATTTATCAAAGAATTTTTAAACCTTGTAAAAAATAAATAATATGAAAAAGCAACAAACAGCAATAGATTGGTTATATGAAAATTTAAAATCACACTTTGAACATGATGGAGATTTACTTGAAACAGTACAATATAGTTTTAACCAAGCCAAAGAAATGCAAGAAAAACAAATGATAGAATACGGAAGATTTTGTGTTCAATGCGAAAAACAAGGCTTTATAATTCCTAAAAATAATTAATTATGCAAATAGTAAATACAACAATCGTTACAAATGTAGCAGAAATAAAAGAGTTAATTCAGTACTGTCTTGTTCACAATTTTGAAGGGCAAATAAACCTTACATTTGAAGACAATAAAATAATAGTATCTGAGCCAAGCAAAGAGATTGCGCCTGACTTTATTATTGAGAGATTCCCACATTCAGACTGCATTGATGAGGTTATAAATAATGAGTCTTTTATAAGTACGTCTGCAAATAATTATAAAATACAAAGATTTCCTCATTCGGACTGCATTGATAACTGCCAATAAAAAAAACATGGAAAATTTAACAAGAGTATTTAATTTTAGTGGTGGCAAAACTTCGGCATATATGACAATTCACAATTATAAAGAAGGTGATTTAGTTATTTTTTGCGATACAGGTAGGGAACATCCTAAGACCTATAAATTTATAAATGATTTTGAAGCTTTTGAAAAAATACCAGTCATTAGATTAAAGTATTATGGAGCAGAAAATCCTTTTACAGAAATGTTAAGTAGAAGAAAATATAAAATAATTCCTAATAGAGTAAAAAGGTTTTGTACTGATGAACTAAAAATAAAAACTTGTAAAAGATATTTGAGAAGTATAGGAATTAGAAAATTTGAAAACTTTATAGGATTTAGAAGTGATGAGCCATTGCGCATAAAAAGAAGAGTACAAAAATTTGTTAATGTAATTGATAAATTTCCTTTATTTGAGCAAGGAGTAAATAAACCAATGATTAATGAATATTTTGAAAATAAACCTTACAATTTAGAAATACCTTCAATTTTAGGCAATTGTACTTTGTGTTTTATGAAAGGCAAAAATGCAATAATGGCAATATTACGAGAATATCCTGAGTTAGCTGATGAATGGATAAATGATGAAGATGAAGCGCAAAAATATGGTAAATATGGTGGACATACTTATTTTCATAATACAACAATAGAGAATTTAAGAAATTTAGCACAAAATAATTTATTTAAAAATACAGAACTTGAAAATATTGAACCAGCGTTTAATTGCGCTTGTACAACTTAAAAAATAAACATGGAAAAAAGAAAAAACATTAGAAAAGCAAAAGAGGATTACAAACAATTAGGGCGTAAAAGCATTTATATAAATCCTAAATTAAATGTGTTGAAAACTTACAGGAGTAATAACCACAAACTTTTGGACATGGTAAATAAGTTGATCCAAAATAAAAATAAAATTAATCCTAACAAGCTAACAGAAAAACAAAAAAAAGACATTAGCGAAAGCATTAACGAATTATTATTTATATAAAACTTAAAAATAATTTTGTAGTACAAAATAAAAGACTATATTTGCAATTCATTAAACAATTAAAAAATAAAAATTATGAAAATTACAACAACAACACAAAAAACAGAGACAGTGGAAATCGAAATCAATTTCCCAGCATTTACAAAAGTAGTAAGTCCATTATCAACTGCATATTATTGCATTAAAAGTGAAGATGAAGTATTGAGAGTTGAGCAATTTTTAAGCACTAAAATTGCAACAATTAGTCATTATTCAAACACATCCGATGCTTTTAAAGATGGTTTTGAATTTATCGACAAAGCTACATTCTTTCACAATTACGATTTAATTTTAGCAAAAATGTGCGACGATATGGAAGAATTACAAGCTAATTTTGTTGAAGATGAAATAAACGAAAAACAAGAAGATGAAGGCTACGAATACAATCCCGAAACCGAAACTATGAATT